GTTCCACGAGATTGAAGGTAGACTTCAAGGCAGACGTTTCCATAGATTCTATCGCCTTCTTCGTTGTAACGGATTTTGTTAAGCCAAATGTCGCCACGCTTGATACCCTCAAGCAAAGCTGGAATGACTCCATATCTGGCATCTTCAAGTAAGTGCTCATCGACATCAACACACCTCTTCACCCAAGGTAGCTGGGCACGAGGAGTATTGATAAACTCAAGTATGTCAGGGTGATCATAATCAAGGTGAAGCACCACTGCTCCATTCTTGTAGACACCACCACGCCTAAGGGTCTCATTCAGGGACGAATAGATGCGAGCAAAAGAAACTGGCCCAGAAGAAACAAGACCACGGCCATTGTCAGCTCCAGCGGGGCGTAGCTTAGAAAGATGGACCGCGCAACCAGCACCATTGCGAAGAGCGTGGGAGACAAAACGCCAAGAAGCTTCAATACCGTTCGGACCCTCCATAGAGTCCTCGACAACAAAGACCGTGCAGGAAACGGGGAGCCGTGATTCGGGGTTGTCGATCCAGGATTGAACACGGCCAGTGCGAGCAATAGGGTTTGCAGATTCGGTCATAGGTGTGGATTCTCGATAAAGTGATCAATGTGCTCTACGTCTTCTAGTTCAAGCCACTCAAGGAACTCCCAAGAGTCTAGGTGGGGCTTGCCTCGTAACTCTAGGAGCCTCTCGTTTTTCTTGTACCAGGCCCTGTAGCAATCTGGATGTGAGGACCATACTGGTCGGCCAGTGCGAACATCCACATCGATTAAATAGGCCCTGGTGTTTAGGTCAGGCTCTGTACCCAGAACTACAGGGCTCATGGTTAGACGAGATCGTTGAGGAATGGAGGTATGTAGTCAGGACCCTTGAGTACCTTACCAGCTGAGTTCTTGAGGCACTTACCGTTAACCAGCTTGGTCATGTTGGACTGATGCACCCGCTCTAGGGCTTGATCAAGATCCCAACCACGAGCAGCTGCGAACTGGTAGCACACGTACACCAGGTCGGAAAGCTCCTTGAGCTGGTCTACCCTAGCACCGTTGGTCTCAACCTCACAGCAGAACTCATTGTACTCTTCAAAGATCAGATCAAGTTGACCTTGGATAAGTTTAGGGTCATCGCTATGGATAGGCTGCTCCATCGCGGAGCGGAACTCGTAGGCTTCTTGGATACGCTGGGTCATTGAGAAACTCCATCAAGTCGATCAGCTACCAGCTTAGCATAGCCAGCAATGTCGTGCCAGGAATCCGAGTAGTTTGGATCCCCATTTACAATTCTCCCGATTTTGTGGAAGATCATGTGGAGAGCCTCCTTTTGATCAGACTGCAGTTGCTTGTCACGACGCTCCAGTTCATTCCCAACAAACCCAAGAAGGGCTTGTGTGACAAAGGCATGATCAGTGAACTTGCCGTAGCGTCCACCTCGCTCCTTGAGGAGGTCTTCAGTGTGGATCTGAGTCACCGGTTGATTGTTGATTGAAGAACTCACGGTAGGCTGGGTTGGTACGGATTCGATAGAGTTGCCAGCTCGATACCAATCTCCCCAGGGGTCCTCGACGGTAGCCGAGTTGATCGAACCAGAGTCGGATTCGGATTTGGGTTCCAAAGGAGATTCGCTTGATTCGCTGAGCACACGCTCTGGATTGGAGGACAAAATAAGCCGGTACGTTGCCATCAATAAAAGAGAGAATGATTAAGGTAGAGATCAGTTCAACCCAGGCAGTGGTGGAGGGGTCCATAGATGCACGTCGTTGTTTTCGTATTCGCCTGGGCGAAGGATTCGGGCTAGAGTGGCATTGCGGATAGCATCCTCTTCAGTGAGACCAGCCTTTAGGTACTCCCCTAGGATAGCAGCCCACCACCGTTCCCTAGGGGTGTTGTCAAGAATCTTCTTGGCAGCTACCTCGCCCTTACCGGGGATCCCCTTGTAACCATCAACCGGGTCTCCGGTGATGATCTGCTGGTAGAAGAAGTAGTCAGCCTCCTGTTCTGTGACAGTGAACTCCTGCTTCTCGTCGTAGTGACGACAAGCGATCTGCTTCATGTCTTTGTCAGGGGAGACAAGGATGAAGTCCCCATCATCGAGATGGCAGTCAATACCGAGGGTATCATCCGCTTCAATGTTTGGGTAAATCCTTGTTGGGTAGTTATCCTGACACCACTGAAGGAGTCGTCTGTACCCTACTGGTTTCCTCTTGATACGCTGCCCCTTGTAGTCAGGGTCAACCACCTTTCGGAAGTTGATGTGGTGTGAGAAGTAGAGGATCACATCGTCCGTCTCAAACTGCCGCTTGAGGCTGGTCAAGACTGACTCAAAGGATCTGACGACCTCCTTGAAGTTGGACGAGATGGTGATCAGGTCTTCTCCCCAATCTAGCTCCTCTTCATTCTGCTGACAAGCACGGTAAGCATAAAAGTCAGCGTCGATGCGTAACTGTGTCTCAGTGGCAGTCTGCCCAGCTTTCACCTTCCTTGGCTTCCGCTGCGAGGGGGACCTTGAGTTCGAAGTGTTTTCCGACATTAGGCATGGTTGAGGTTAAAACTGTCTTCACAACTTCAGCTATGATTGGGGTGCAAGCAAGCTGTATTTCATCGTGGATAAACCCTAGAGGCTGGTAGTTAACTCCAGGTATTAGGCCACTACGTTCAAGGCCTCCGTAGCTGTCTACCAGCCACTTCTTGCAAACAATCGCACCAGCTGACTGAAGAAGGTAGTTCAGGGCGGCATGCTTCTTCCCTTGGAGCCTGATGGGTCTTCCATCGAGTCCCTTGAGAATGTCTCCATCAGCCTTCTTGGCTACAGCTTGAAGTAGTTGACCAAGACCAGGGATAGCTGTAGTGAACTTGGCTCGGATCTCCTTGCCTAGTTTGGCTGCAGCCTTACCCTTAACGGTTGAGTCTGTTGTTACCCCAAGCTTCTCATCACCCGCACCGTAGATGAAGGCGTAGGTGATGCTCTTCACCTGCTTCCTTGATACTCCGATTGCATCAGCGTTGATTTGGTGGATGTCACCGTTCACCACGATGTCAGCGAAGCGCCCTCCATCGAAGAAGGCGAGGTAGTGGCCGAGCATCCGAAGCTCAAGACCAGAGGCGTCTGCCCCGATCTGAACCATCCCCTCTGGGGGCACGAAGAGAGCCCTGCAGCGGGGGTCTGAGGCCACCTGACCCAGGTTGGGGTTGGAGTGGGCATTGCGCCCCGTGTTGGTTGCCAGGACGCACCTGTGGTGGATCCTACCTTCAGGGGTGACCCGCTGGAGCCAGGAGTTCTTCCCAGAGGAGAGCTGGCCTAGGGCCTTCTGTAGATCGAGGAGGCGGGCAAAGGTCTTGGCCTCTTCCGTCCCAATCCCAAGAAGAACGGTTTCGTCAATCTTGGGTTTCCCGGTGTCAGTCTTCTCTTCAGGCTTCCACCCTCTCCAGGTTTGAAAGGCCCAGGCAATGTGGTCGCGGCTTGTGGGATTGAACTCCTTCAGCTTGGTACACACTGCCCCCTTGATGTAGCCCTTGGACTTGTTGTCACGAGCTGGAGTAAACTTGGATCCCTCGACGTAAGGGAATTTGTCACGCATGGCGTCTGCCAGCGAGCAGCTCTCCTGCTGTAGTTCAAGCTCAAGAGTCTGTGCAGCCTTCACATCAAAGGGCCACCCCAGGAACTCCTGCTGGGCCATAATGCGGGCACACTCATGCTCCAACTGAATGGAAGGGCCATGCTCCTCGATGAACTTACTGAATCTACCAAACAGTGTGGCAGATACAATAACATCTTGAGTACAGTAGTCCTCCATCTCTTGGGACCACTCCTTCCAGTCTGTGTTGTGGCAGAAGCCATCCTTGTACTCACCCAACCGGTAGCCCCAAGCTTCAAGGCTGTGGCGGCCATAGAGCTTGACTGGCATCCCGATAGGCTTCTGCCTGAAGTCCCGGTTGAGGATGTCAGGGAACCTCATCTGACTGAGGATCAAGGTGTCGATGACATCTCGCTCATGGAAGTTATCAGGGAAGAACTGCTTCAGTACAGGGATGTCGAACGAGACGATGTTGTGGCCTACAAGAAGCTCAGCATCGGATAGTAATCGCACGCCATCAAGCAAGTAGCCTTCCCTGAATCTATGCACATGGCCGTGATCAAGATCCCGTGCAACAATGCAGTGGATCTTGGATAGCCCCTGGCGAGGAAGGCCATCCGTTTCAATGTCAAAGGCTAGGCGCATTGAATTGTGATTTAGGGTTACTGAACTCAGACAAGAGACCCTCAAATAGCTTCACACGGGTAGCCTTGCGAGCTAGAAGTCCTGGCCCCGGATGTAGGCACTGAGCCAAACTACGCACAGCTACTGTGGCATTCCACCAAGCTGAGTACTCCAATTCAGAGTCCACAACAACGGCGTTGTAAATAATCCCATTCTTCTCTATCTTGAAGCTGCTGTTAGGGAAGTAAGTTGATTCCTCCCAGAAACCTGTTTCTCCTGATCGGAGCCTATTAAAATGCTCCCGTCTGATTACAAAATCAATGTCCCCAGGATTTACGCCAGGCAAGCCGTAAGCAGCAGTGCCAGTGATAAAGAAGAAGTTTTGAATCCCAGAAACAGGACTCCCGTTAATCAAGTCAGTAAAGACTAATGCTTCAGCAACCCTTTGATTGAGTGTCAGTTTCATAGCTTAAAACGGTTCCTCCTCCGAAGAGTCAAGTGAGTTGAAGGTAGCAGCCAGGATCTCAGTCTGCCTGCCTGTCTCTGTATTGTAGCACAGAACCCCTGCAGGTCCGGTGCGTCCGTTGAAGCGGTTCTTGAGGACCACCAGGTTGGACTCATCATCCCCGGCTGAGAGGTTCCTCTCCAGGGCGATCACGATGTCAGACAACTGTACGATGGCGTGTGAGCCCCGCAGCTGGCCTAGGGAGACCTTCCCCCCATCCTCATGCCCCTTGTCCCCCTGAGGCCGCCTGAGGTGGCTGATGAGCAGCATCCCCACTCTGGTCTCCTCCACGAAGGAGCGGAGCTTGGTCATGGTCACATCAATCAGCTTGCGCTCGTCCCCTGTGTCATTACCACTGAGCAGGATCGAGAGGTGATCGAGGACAATCCACTTGACCCCGTGAGCCATAACTAGGAATCGGCAGTCAGCCAGGATTGCATCCGGGTCCACTGATCCGAAGCCGTCACGTAGAAACACCCGTCCTGTGCCAAGAGTAGCATCGAATGCTCCCTTGAGATCACCGGAGTTGTCGATGTGAAGTGGTCGATCAGCTTTGACACTCATCAACCTGAGGGCTGTCCGTTGGATGGACTCCTCTAGGGCAATGTAGCCAATAGTGTGACCCTCATCGACAAGGTGCTGAGCAACCTCACCACAGAAGGTAGATTTGCCAACACCAGTACCTGCTGTGACTGTGACCAGCTCACCCAAGCGCAATCCCATCGTCACACTGTTAAGTCCAATGAAAGGCCATGAAGCATCTTTCCCGGTGAGTGGTTTCTGAACTAGATCAAACAGGGTGGACCCGTCGATGATTGTCTTCGGCTTCCAAGGCTCAGCATTGTAGATGGCCTGCAGTACCGCTGCTGTGTCTCCAGCTTGAATCGCCTCATTCGCATCCTTGTAAGGAGAAATGGTGGCGATCTTGCATCTGTTGTGGGGGAACAATGGGGCACACTCTTGAGCGGCCTTTTGTCCTTCAGAGTCAGAGTCAAAGAATAGAATGATCTCCTCAAAGTTGAGCAACCACTTGAGCTGACGTTCAAGGCTTTTCCTGGCAGACTTCGCACCGTTCGGGATGCTTACAACTGGCCAGGTAGGTCGTACCTTGAACACGCTCAAAGCGTCGATCTCACCTTCAGTGATTGTGATGCTTTTCCCCTTACCCCACAGCTGCTGGCCAAAGAGTGTTTTGGAGTTGACACCAGAGTAGAAGAAGTCCTTCCCTGGTTGCCTCCCCTTGAATCCACACAGCTGACGCTCTTCGTCGTAGTACGGAAACTTGATAGTTTGAGTCTCAGAGTCGTACCTGACGTTGAACTTCTTGCACTGCTCTTGGTTGATGTTGCGGGTCTTTAGGCGAATAATCTCGCCAGTGAAATCCATAATTGCACGTCGATTTGGCTTTTGGATTGTGTCGCCTGTTGAACCTGTATGGTGGCCACAGGAGAAGCAATGAGTATGACCGTCAGTGTAGACAGCATTGGCATCGCTACTCCCGCAGCTTGGGCAGGGCTCATGGCAGACGAACTCCGAATCAGAGTCGTCTAGTTGAACCATTCAATCGGTATCCTCATGTAGTGTGCCCACGGGAATCCATTCTTGTCACACCACATAGCGTAGGTGGTATTGGATCCCTTGTTGATTGGGTTTTGCGGGTTCTGGAACACCATCCGAATGTCAAGCTCTGGGTGAGCCTGTTTTACGGCAAGCATCTTGCGTCGGTCTTCTGGTTTGAACCAACCTTTAGCTTCTAGGATTACACCATTTGTTAGTACGAAATCGGGTGTGTAGTTGGCTTCAATGATGTAAGGCAGCTTGGTAGGTTCGTACTCAAACTGCCTGTCATTCAGCTCCAGATACCGCGCCAGCTTCTCTTCAAGTTTGGAGCGGTACTTAGTCATCAGAAGGGCGCGTCGTCGTCTCTCTCTTCACCCACCTCTCCCTCATCTTCAGGAGGATTGAAGTTGGGGTCACTTTGGGAGAAGCCATCAACCTCACCGAAGAGGTTAGTCACTTCTTCATCAGAGAGATCTCCTGCATCAGAGCCACCACCGCTGGATACCAGCTTGAGGATCTGAGCACCACGTACCTTTAGGGAGCATCCAACCTTGTTGCCATAGATGTACGGCTTCAGATCAATGATGAGTCGGACAACCGTACCCTTCCAGATGCTGATACCGAGATCAATGGGCTCACCCTTGGCATCTACCCAAGGGAACATGGGAGGATTATCGTCTCCAGCGTAGTTGTACTTGACAAGGCCGTTTTCTTCCCACTTAGGAGCGGCCTTCTCGATCTTGCGTTCAGATACCTTCTTGTCTTTGAGAGTCTTGACACCCCAGGCAATGCACTTCTCGAAGCACTCATCAAACTCCTGAAGTTCTGCAGGAGGAATCTTGAAGCTGATGGTGCAGTTGTCGAACTTGCCACCAGGTCTGAGGGCGTTGATGAAGCCTTCAAGGGTGGTCGTGATGATGAAGCGGTTTTCAGACATTACTTGACCTGAATGGTTTGGTTTTCGATGCGGCACACAGTCTTCAAGGTCTCACCACTGAGAAGTGCATCTACGGTAGAAACGTGCCTACCACACGCTTCGGTGAGAATTGCAGCATCTCTACTAGCTGATACAACCAGAGCAATCGGAGAGACGATTATGGATGCTGCCAGTACAAATAGCAGTAGACCAACAAAGGTCTTCTCAAGAAACTCATCCATCTTCTTCAGTAGCAAGTGAGGCAACAAGAACCTGGTGATCAGCGTAGCACTCAAGGTGATCCTCAAGTGTTTCGTTCAGGGTCTCATCGTAGGTTTGAGCGAACTGCTCCACGATCCCTTCATCCCATCCCAAACCTGGGTATTGCTGATTGAATTGCTCAGCGAGGGCTTTGAAGTTGGGGGCAGATACTTTAGGCGAAGCCATTTCAGTAAACGTCGTTGGTGAGTCGGTCGTTGGGGCCGTAGTCTTCGTCAGCCGCTGGTTCAATGTCCTCAGCTGCAATGTGGTAGGCAGTCTCAGCGTCAGCTACAGAGCAACCAGCATCGAGGGCTTCACGGTAAGCAGAGGAGGCCACGGTGTCCTTAGTGAGAGGCATAGAAAAGAGGAGGCTTGTGAGAGGAACGGTGGTGAGCCTCAGGGAAGACCCACCACCTGGGTATGGCTTCACTCAGCCAGCAGCAGGGCGACGGCCACGGGGACGGCCAGTGGGGACGGTGATCACACCACACTCAGGGAAGACACCCTCTTCACCGGCATTGAGGCGCTTGACGATGGCCTTGGCGGTTTTGATGGCAACGTCGGTGGTGAACCGCTTGAAGCGGATGGAGCCAACACGGGCACTCTTCAGTGCATCACCCTTGGCGTTCAGCACGAACTGGAAGACCGAGATGGCACCCACGGATCCAGGGTCGTAGTACTGAGCAGGGGAAGGCTCGCGGAAGCTGTAGGTGCCAAGCTTCTTCTGGTCAGCCTTGGAGAGGGTCACTTCGGTAGCAGGAGCGGTAGCGGTAGGCATTTACTTAACAGAAAAGATAGGGTGAGTTTAGGGAGCAGTTGATGTCGAGATCACCGATGATGATGCTCTCATCAAATTTTACTCCAAGTTGAGCAGCCCAATCCCTTAGGACAGGCTTTTGATACAATTCGACAAACTTGATCCTGATGTCCCTGGACACCCTACCCATGTCGCAACTCCTAGCGAGGATGCAATCGTGGATCAAGGTGAAGGGATAGTCAGTCTCAGAGAATGCCAGGTGGAGCAGGGAGGCATCCAAACTGTGGACAAGGTTAGGAGCAGATGCCCCACGGTGATGGTTGAGATCAGGTTCCTCAGTGTCGAGACTCAGGGAGTAGCGTACACTGCTGCCGAGTAACTTGGTTTTGATCCTGATTGACTCACACTTCCTGAGATCCTGCTTAACAGGAAACCCGGAGGGAGTGACCCAACACACTGAAGAGCTTTCAGTCCTTTTGATTGTTTCTACTACAGCAGTCCTGATAAACTTCATGGCCCGTATAGGACCAGGTATGACAGAAGGAATAGCTTCAGTAAAAACAGCCTTGGTAACCAAACTCAATTCAACGGGGGACCCATCAGGAAATTCCCGTGGTAGCTCCTCCCTGATGTAACCACGAGCTGAGCTAGCAGTGACACCATAGGGTGTTGTCATGACCGTCCTCTTTGTAACCTTTCGATTCATCAGAGGATGATACTTCTCAGGCAAGAACTCTTTCGCTTTCTCAGCAACAGCCAAGTAAGCATCAGCAGGCTTGTCTGTGACAATCACATTGACCAATGAAGCAGCTGACAAATCCTGAGTCAACGCAGCAAGATGCTGTAGACCAGAACAAGTAGCATCGACACCAATAGGTAGGTTAGACCAGTCTCTTGATCTATCAATCACACAGTCGTTGTATTCGACACAAGATGCAAGGAAGCACCAAGGCTCACTTGTATCCGACCAGTCAGACAAATTGCCTAACGGATCATTGGCGATTCTAGATATGAGATCGTGGTTCTCGCTGACCCACTGCTGTCTCTCCTCCATTGTAGACTTGTCGAGTCCAAACGTAGTGGCAACCTGGAAGGCTAACCAGTACTCCTCGACAGGACCAGGCTCAGCAAACAGGAGTAGACTCTTTTCAAAGTCTGTCCCCTGAGGATGTAGCACAGTACAGAGTGGGTAGGCTCGACCCCTGTAGTCAAATGACCAGGGAATCCAGAACTCTTCTTCGTCTACAAACTTCTTGGCTACGAAAAGCAGCTCATTGGTTCTGTAGTTTTTCTGACTCAACGTGTAGTTTGAGTCTTCGATTTGAGTCCTAGCCCTCCTATACTCTAACTTGGCTTCATCTGAGGCCGAGTCCCAGTCAGGTTTGACTGGAGGTTCTTGAGGCTGCATCTGGCAGAACTTACCAATTGTAAGTCCTCTCTCCTTACACTCCACGGCTACTTCGTAGATCAGTCGATTCACCCTGTAGGGGACCTTCTGGATCTTGTTCAGCATCCTCAGTGCAGGGGTGCCATCAATCGTAGCCGGTACTAGTGGTCCCCCTCTCCGGCTGCGGATCATGGAGTGCCTCTCCCTGAGCGTGGAATCCAAGTAGCCACCACGCACCTTAGAGGTCCAAGGCATCGGCTCACATAGCATGGGCCACTGGCAGATGGCGATCTCCTCAGCACGCTCCAGGAGGGCCATACGGGCCTCGATGAAGGCTTGTGAGGGCACCACCAAGGTGTGGTCCTTGTGTCGGACCTTGTGGGCCTTCAGCTCAAGCCAGCCCGTCACCTCCATCAGCTGCTTCAGGAACCAGGTCCCAATCTTGCACTTGGTGGTAGGCATCCACTTAGGTGAGGAGTGGGCCACCTTGTTCATTTTGGAGCGGTAGTCTTGCCTGGCGTAGGAGTAGCCCTTGCGCTTTCCTTTTTGGTAGAACCTGACTGATTCAAACTCCTTTGGGTAGGCAGCTTCAAAGCAACTGAGCTGGTACTCGTCGTAGATCCTTTCACCAATAGCAGCAGCTAGGTACTGAAGGGTGTTTTTAGGGAACACCATTTTGCTATGATCAAGGGTCATCTTGATGGTGATCAAGGATAGCACGTAAGGATCCATACCTTGGACATTGGCTACGTCCTGACCATACTCAGCTGATTGACCTTGGCCAATACGGTTGATACTTTCCCTGATCCTTTCAGCGATGATGGCTACAGGATCTTCACCTTTGTCTGTCCTCCGCATGAAGGCTTTGCCATACACGGTGGCACTGCAGTAGTTATTGTCCTCTGCAGCTTTTGTCCGCTCCTTGAGTCGTTTGCGGGCCTCAGTACGTGCTTCATCTTCCAGGGCAAGTTGTCGCTGGACTGGTGTTTGTGTCATGAGCATTTGGCTTGTGATAGAATCTACACCACTTCCCAGGTTGGAAGGTCAGTCATTTGTTGGCCTGGGCAGCAGCCTGCGCGGCGGGGGATAGGGGTGGGGTTGAGTTAGCCAAGGGGCATTCCTCCATCGTTGAACTCGCTGAGTGAAGATTCTGAGCCGCGATCTGCTAAATCGTACTCTCCAATAACTTGGCTATTTATTGCGCCACAATCAGCGCATTCTGTATGCGTTAAGTTGGAGAACGGCCCGCGCCATGTGACGTTATGCCCTCCACAGACTGAGCAGATCATCACCCCACCTCCGCACCGTCTTGCTCTAGGGCCTCGATACAGCACCTGGGGCAGCATTGAGGGGCCCCGCACATGCCGCACCGATCTATTGTGTAATGGCCACAATCATCGCAAAACCCTCCATTTGGAGATGGGAGCATGTCGCTTAAGCGATCACGCAATTTACCTGTGAACCTATCAGCAACTGCCATCACCCCACCTCCGCACCGGGCACGGGCTCCCAAGCCTGGGGCCACTCAAGCAGGAATCCGCATTGAGGGCATTGAACTGAATAGCAAGGGCGCATTGTTCCGTCTTGATCTACTTCGATGGAATCTTCCTCTGCCTGTTCGGTGATTACACAGCCGCATTCTGGCTGGCGGCCCGTTTCGTCAACACCGAAGAAGCCGCTCCATAACTCCGCTTCGCAAATAGTTTGCAGTTGGACAACAAGACTCACGACCCCACCTCCGCACCGGGCACCGGCAGGGCGTGGTGGGGGAGGGAAACGTCGCCTCTTATTTCATTTGCGGGAACAAGCGTCCATGTTGCATAGCCCTCGACTTCGTTTGCGTCGTCGTAGGTCCATCCACTACCTTCCCAGCAAAAGCCCTCCGCGTCACACCACCCCTCGCGCTCCCAGGGCCGCTCGCTCACCGGCACCGGCTCGGTGGTGGGGTGGCTTATGCGTTCTTGCACGAAAAAAGCACCACTCTTAAAGGCTCTGTATTCGTCGTCGGAGTCTGCATTTTTAAGGGCTTCCCGTTCAATCTCCTCATCCGTCACCCCCTCCGGCTCGATGGTGGGGCGGGCGTAGCGGGTGAGGACGGCGCGGAGGCCATGAACCGTGGCGGCTCGCTCAGCTCGCTTGGGCCAGTCATCCATCGGCCCCTCGTAGCAGTGGTCGCGCTTGGCGAGGCCATAACAGCGCAGCAGCTCATCATCCGTCACCCCCGCCACCTCAGGCTCGGGCTGGGCCAGGGCGGTGCGGGCTTCAGCCGCAAGTCGCTCCAGCTCGTCTACATCGACTGTCAGGATCAACCTGTGGCCAGGGCCATTGGGAGAGTCGCCGTGGCT